TATCCAACATTCTTTCAGCAGAAATTCTCTCTGAAATTAACCGTGAAGTAGTTCGTACTATCAACGTAACCGCTACCCAGGGTGCTACAGAAGGCACAACCACTTCTGGTCGTTTCGACCTTGACACCGATTCTAACGGTCGTTGGTCAGTTGAAAAGTTCAAGGGCCTAATGTTCCAAGTTGAACGTGAAGCTAACGCCATTGCCAAGGCTACTCGCCGTGGTAAGGGTAACATCATCATCTGTTCGTCAGACGTTGCTTCTGCACTTCAGATGGCTGGTGTTCTTGACTACGCACCTGCACTAAACTCTAATAACCTAAACGTTGACGATACTGGCGCTACATTTGCTGGTGTTCTAAACGGTCGTATTCGCGTATACATCGACCCATATGCAACAGGCAACTACATGACTGTTGGTTATAAGGGCTCAAGCGCATTCGACGCTGGTCTATTCTACTGCCCATACGTTCCTCTACAAATGGTTCGTGCAGTTGACACTGGTTCATTCCAGCCTAAGATTGGCTTCAAGACACGTTATGGTATGGTTGCTAACCCATTTGCACAAGGCTCAGCAGCTGGTCTTGGCGCACTAACAAAGGACAGCAACGTTTACTATCGCCGTGTTCTAGTAGACAACATTATGTAATATCCACCGCACAGGTGATTTACAAGAAAAGGGAGCGAAAGCTCCCTTTTTTTTGCCTAAATATTATTAAACGTTGATGAGGATATTATATGCCAATTGGTGACGTACACTTTTTACCTTTTTTAGCAGATGCATTCAGTAACACTGGAAACACTCCACCATCTATATCTTATGGAGATGGTTTATTTACATACCCAGTGCATACCTCAGTAACGAACTACGAGCAATCGGCGCGTGTAGTAACCGGCGAAACCTATGTTAATAATCAAGTAACATATGTATATGGAAGTTATTGTCCTGTAGTTATAACTAAAGGAACAGTCGCTAAGGTTGGTTATGGAGGACAGGGAGCTACAGTCTGGGGCGGGTTAAGGGAAGAGACAGACCCTAAACAGGTTCCTTCTACTAACGTTTTTATTATTAATGCAAGATCTAATACAGCTAATGAGTATGCAAACGGATCAGCATTAATATATGGAACCTTCTACGATGTATTTCCAGGACTTGCAAGTTACTGGACTTCTTCTATCGAACCTCAAGTAAAACAATGGACGGGTATTCCAGTACACAACTATAGACAAAGCGACGTTCGTAATGAACGAATATATGTTGGTGTATTGAATAATCAAACGGTAGAAGATGTTTATAAGTATGAAGCTAATACAGCCAGATTAATCAGCTATCAATTTGAATGTAAGGCGTGGAAGACGTGGGCAGAATATGATAGAGGAGATCCTCCAGCTAATACAGGGTTCCTATATATTACTAGAGAACATGAATACTCTTCTCTTGATGAAGAAATGAAGAAAGTCCTTTCACGAATTATACAAAACCGTGAAAACAGACATTTAAAAATTACTGCATAAGGAAGTATAGATATGCCAGGTTGGTCATTCAAAGGAGCAATGTCGTCAGGACACGGATGCTGGTGGCCAAATTTTGTTGTAAGTGGGTCTTCTAACGTCTTCGTTAATAAAATACCAGTAGCGCGGATTGGGGATGCGCTATCAGTTCATTGCTGTCCTAAAAAAGGTTGTCATCCAGATGCTGTTGCATCCGGTCAATGGTCAGTACTTGTTAATATGAGACCGGTAGCTACTATTGGATCAAAATGCGCACCAGGTGGTCGCTTGATTATTGGATCATATAACGTATCTTCTGGGGGTGGTGGTATATTGGGTAACTTGATGCCCTTTGCTGGTGACTTTTTAAGCGCTGCTGGAGTACAACTTCCAGTATTTAACAATGTATCAACAGGTCAGATGTTTTCAGGAGGGCTATTCAATAGCACAGGCATTAGTCAGGCTATTAGTGGATTCTCTCCTCTTAAAACGGCTTAAGGAATAATAAATGGCAGCTACAATCAAAAACGCATTATCACCGATTAATTTTCAGTTTACTATTAAGAAGCTACCTACAGTAAACTTATACGTGCAGCAAGTTACCTTACCTAGTCTGACACTCGGTGCATCTAATATTCTGACACCCTTCATCAAATTGCCTATTCCAGGTGATCACTTAGTCTTCGGTGACCTTAACGTCACATTCAAAGTAGATGAGGATCTTAAGAACTATAAAGAGATGTATGATTGGCTCATTGCTGTAGGCTTCCCTGACTCATTTGATCAATATAAGACTATTGCTAATCAAGCTTCAGGTTTAGGGGTATACTCAGATGCTACACTCATCATCCTGAACTCAGCAAAGAATCCCAACTACAGTATTCTATTCACAGATCTATATCCTATTTCACTAACAGAGCTAACATTTGACACAAGAGCTATAGACGTTGAGTATCTTGAAGCAACGGCCACATTTGCTTTTAAATCATACACAATAAACAAAACTACATAAAACAGTTGATTTCATTCTGCAATGGGTATATAATCACTATGTGTATCCATGAAGAGTATATAATGCGTTTATAATGGAGTAAACTGAATGAAGCTAGAAGAAATCTATCAGCTGTGGGAAGAAGACTCACAGATCAATAAGATGGAGTTAGGAGACGAGGCAATCCGTATACCTAAGCTCCATCATAAATACTTTAAGATCTTTAGCAACGAGCGTCTATTGATGCGCAAGCTAGAGACAGAATACAAGGAGATGTATAAGCTACGACACTCTTTCTATTCCGGTACAATTGATGAAGACACTCTTAGAGAGCATGATTGGGAACCTAATCCACTTAAGATCCTGCGTGCTGATATTCCTATGCACTTGGAGTCTGATCCTCTTCTTAGTACAGTAAGCATGAAGATATCCATGCAGAACGAAAAGATCGAACTGCTTGAGTCTATCATTAAATCTCTCACCCAGCGTGGATATAATATTAACGCAGCAATCACCTGGGAAAAGTTTAAGGTTGGAGCATAATTGACACGTGAAAAGGTTGGCATAGAAAAGTATGATGAGGTATACAACCGTATACATTGCGACTCTTCTATCGCATACGAGCTAGCAGAATACTTTACCTTCTCTGTACCCGGAGCTCAATTTACACCCCAGTATAAAATGAAGGTCTGGGACGGTAAGATTCGTCTCTTTAATCCTGCGACAAGACTGCTATACGGTGGTCTGTTTACCTATGTGCGAAAGTTTTGCAAGGAGAGAGAATACGATGTTGAGTATATTACTGATTTCTCTGCTGAAGAATTTTCTGAAGAAGAAGCTAAACAGTTCGTAGAGGATCTTAAACCAAAATTTCTTCCGAGGGATTATCAACTAGAAGCCTTCATTTACGGTGTACGTTATAGAAGAGGTGTATTAGTATCACCAACAGCTTCTGGTAAATCTTTTATCATCTACCTTCTTACTAGATGGTTTAGTAAAAAGACTCTCATTATCGTACCGACTACTTCCTTGGTACATCAGATGTATTCTGATTTTGAGGACTATGGCTTTAACTCTGAAAAGTTTTGTCATAAGATATACTCAGGTCAGGAGAAGATGGATATTCAAAAGCCAGTTACTATCACTACTTGGCAATCAATCTATAAGATGCCAAAGAAGTGGTTTGAGCAGTTTGAGGTTTGTATTGGAGACGAAGCCCATCTATTCAAAGCTAAGTCACTTACATCCATTATGACTAAGCTTATTAACTGTAAATATAGATACGGGTTTACTGGTACACTTGATGGAACTCAAACCCATAAACTAGTACTTGAGGGTCTATTTGGTGCTGTACGTCAAGTGACTACAACAGCTGAGCTAATCGAAAAGAAGCAGTTGTCGGATTTCTATATCAAAGCTATTGTGCTTAGCTATCCTGATGAAGTCAGGCAAATGATAAAAGGACAAGACTATCATGACGAAGTCGATTATATTGTACGCAATAATGCTCGTAACAACTTCATTAAGAACCTTGCCTTATCCACGAAAGGAAACACCCTCGTACTATTTCAGTTTGTGGAAAAACACGGCAAAGAGTTGTTAAAGATAATAGAAGACTCGAACAAACAAGTCGCCTATGTAACGGGTGAAGTGGATGGTTTAGCAAGAGAAGAAATTCGCAAGCTTGCAGAACAACATGATGACATGATTATATTAGCATCCTAC